TGGATCAGCTACAATACTAATTCTATTATTTATAGATATATCGGAATTAACTTTATCAGAAGAATCCATTTGTCTGGAATTTTTTAGAATATCACCATAAGCTTCTTTTTCGATTATGGTGTCAACCCAAACTCCTGGGACAGTTTCTTTTGTTATTCCGTATCCAATCATTCCATAGAACTTTCCCATTTTGATTTTGCTTAAGCTTTCTTAACTTCGAACGTGATTGCAGAATAAGGACGAACCAAAGCGCCAGAGCAACGCGTTTCGATAAGGTACTCTTGCTTGTTATAGTTCAAATCGAAATCATCAAACATCGTCGTTTGACCATTCTTAGACGCACCCAAATTGTAGTCGGCGAGATTGACAATGATGCCTAAGCAGCTATAGCTATCTTCACCGGATTTACGAACTTGATTTGCCATTGGTTCAACTGTCTCAATACCAGAAACACGTAAAGCTGTTGCAAGTTCGGCTTCGGTATTGTAAAGACGATGGCCAGTCGTATCTTCGAGAAGAAGCATGTTCGTTAACATGTCTTCGGTTGTGTATAATTTCGGATTTCCGGATCCTTTATAATCCTTACGAGATTTAACGACTTCTTTAATAAATTTCTTAGCAAATTCATCATCTGTTTCAGAAGCACCTTTTTCAAGAATCTTAGAAACAGAATAAGCAGAATTATCACCAAGAATAGGACGGATGCAATCTTCGTCAATTTTGGAATCGGTACCTTTTTCGCGACCATCACCGATTAAGATAGCACGAGCTAATTCTTCTTGAAGTTTGCTAGTCATCTCATCTTTGACATACGCAATGACATCGAAATCCGTAATATCAACGACATCGTCGCGATCTAACTTTTGAAGTTTGTAGATTGTCGTCGGACTAGTAGTACGTTTGAAAGCAGCGAACACTTCTTCGACTTTCTGTTTGCCTTTAACGTAACCTTTAGCGCGGGCTTCGTCAGCTGTGATATTAGCATACATCGATTTGACGCGAGAGAACGGTGTACGATGCACACCAGAAATAACAGATTTCACCCAAGCAACATTGTTGTTAACAGTATACGGAACAGTGCCAACATTTTGAGCTTCAGGATAGAAGTTAGAAATATCAGTGATTCCATGAGAAAGGAACGCATTCTTAAGAGATCCAGTGCGCTTTGCTTCGTCGTTAATCGCAGTGAATTCATCATGCGTCAATTCAGTTGTTTCGTTGTCTTTTTCGTTAGTTCCTTCAAAAACATTGTGTTTCATAGTGTTTTCCTCCTTGTTTTTGTTTTGATCTTTTTCATTATTCATTTCTTCTGTTAATTTTTTCATAAAAGCAACTTCAGATTCTTGCTCTTCCGTAGCTTGTTCTGTAACTTCTCTGCCAGCAAGTTCAACCAAAGCATATAATACTTTCTTTTGGTCTTCATTCATGCTGTCAATGATTTCTTGAACAGTAGTAGGCTTTTTATTTTCAGTAGATTTATCAGAATCTGGTTCATCAGAATGACTAACATCATCGTGATTTTCTTCAACCGATTCATTGCTAGAATCATTTTGAATAGCAGTAGAAGAAATATCAATTCCTTCATCTGTTCCGTTCATTATGACAATGCCATCATCTTCTTCTGTGTCGCCGTGCATCATTACAGTTTCTATTTTAGCACCAGAATTAGCTCCAGCCAACACCAGGCTAACTTCTCTAATTACACCATGAACGACATCTCCTCCATTTTGTTTTAATTGATTTGCATAAATTGATAACGATGTTATGTCGCCATGCTTGATCAATTCTCTTGCGTTATTGCCTTGCTCTGTGTTATTAAGAGAACAATACGCATAAACGCCTTCCGGACGATTTTCTAAGATAGCATGCCCTAAAACATTATTTGCTTCATTATGATCATGATTCCACACTAATGGAACAATTTGCCCATCAGCTTCTTTGAATGCATCTTTTCGAATAGTTCTTCCATCAGAGCAAAGAATATTGTTTTTGGTTGCCCATCCAGAAAAATCGTATTTATCTTTTGTTTTATTCATCGGGCAATATTCCTCCTTTCCCATAATCAAGATCACCTAAATTCGAATTATCAGTCTCATTATTTGATTGATCAGGTTGACTATTATCATCGGATGAAATATTTCTATTTCTTAATTCATCTGATTTACCATCTTCAACCGGTTTCATACCTATAATTTGACGTATCTCATTTGGTGTCATGATTTCATTTCTTGTGAATTTATCAGCTATGTCTGCCAGATTAGACATTGGTATTAAACGGAATGGATTCATAAAATAATCAATGGCTTGGCCTTGTGTTCTTGCTGTTTGACTCAAGAATTTTCTTTCCATTTCGTTGGTTATTGCAGATATCACTGGTTCAACTGTTCTATTCATATAGTTCATCATAGTTTTCTCATCTGCAGTTCCATTAAGAACAGCATCCGTTATTCCTAGTTGAGAATATAATTCACCAGTCAAATATTTTATTTGTTCCAGCAGATTATTTTCAACTGGTCTGTTGAGCTGCGTTATCTTTTCAGTACCATCCGTGTATGCTATACCGTATTTTGATTCGGACAGTTGCTTTTCTATATCAGCTCTTCGACTTTCAGCTTGTTTTTGACGACTCTCGGTTTTAATAACATATGGTAACTGAATTATCAAATCCAATTTTCCACCATTGCTTTTAGAATCTATATCATCCAACAAATATAATTTGCTTAAAAGTCTTTGAAGAGTTGAATTCTTTTCGTTCATTATTGCATACAACGGATTTTCAACTATAGCAACAGTTCTTTTTTGAACGGTTATTTCCTCAAACTTTCCAGTTCTATCGTTATATACTTCTACTTTGATATAATCAGGATACCATGCTTTTATCTTAGCTACTCTCATAGATAAAATATCATATGAATCTGTATCATTCGGATCAACAGATGTATCTATAGGTACTATTGCTACACAACCTTCGTCAAATAATGACATTACGACATCTTGAATGAAAGCTCTAGATGTTTGATCTTTATTTGCACTTAAGGTTAGACATTCATTAAGTCTGGTATTCATTTCTTCTGAAAATCGACCTTGCGAATCTTCTCGTACATGCTTTATATCAATTGATGAACAGTCAATAGCAATCCTGTTATATATAGTTGTTACTATTGATCTCTCAACTCTTTTATTGAAATTTATTCTATCTGGCCTATAACTAGACATATAACCATAATCTATATATGGTTGCGATATGTATTGTTTTTCGCCTTCGGGAGGACCATTTAGGCCAAAGAATGCATTCCACGCATTAGAAAATCTATCTATAAGACTCATCGACCTTACCTCCTTAACCTCATTATATATTTCTTCATTCGAATGCCTCCTTGCATGCTTTATAAGCAACAAAAGCATCTAATAAAGCAGCGACATTATCTATCTTAGCTTCATATTGCTTTTTGTATAATTTTTTATTACCATTAGTATCTTCTAAAGCAATGCAATTTCCCATAGCGAACGTCATCAGCGATTCATCAAACAATAGCATCCTTTGCTCAGACAATTTTTTGATTTCACCAAGTGGAACAGATTCAGTTCTAGCACCTTGTATAACTTTTGTTACACCATATGGACCGTTCTCTCGTTCCCAACGCTCTACGAATTCCTTTGCATTATACGGATCATAACCAAATGATCTGACATCATAGTCTCTTTCCGTTATATGTTTATCCAAATCATCGTAAATTTCCATCATGTCCAATATTGTTCCATCCATTACTATGAGACTTCCTTCATGCATGAAATCTTCATATTTAGTTCGCATTGCTGATGGTAATTTATGTAATGTCGTTTCACTTATATAACTTCGAACTTTTATTCCGAACGTTCCGTTTGATAACGGGAACATAAATGTAAATGCACAGAAGTCATTTCCTT